CGCCAGCTTGTTCAGGCGCATGTCGCGCTGCACGGTGGCCTCGTCGTAACCCCGGCGCACTTCGGCGACCTGGGCGCTATACCAGCTTGCCAGCGACCATTGAGAAGCACCGAAGCCCAGCGCGAACGAGCCGGTTACCAGCAGCGAGGCAATCACCCACACCTCGACTCGACGCCACCAACGGCGTGCAATGAAATCAATTGCGCATCTTTCCATCAGTTGAGCCCTCCCAACTTGGTACGCAGGCGGGCAATCTCTGCGCTCTGCGATGTGACCTTGTCGGTGAGTTGAGTGATCTGGCTAGTCAGGGCTTCGATCTTGCCCTCCATCCGGCCGACAGCAGCAGCGAGTTCGTTGCGCTCTTTGGCGAACTGGTCAGATCGGGCCTCGGCCTCTTTGCGAGCCAGGCGCTCAGAGTCGAGCAGTTCGTTGAGCCGTCGGACGGTGCCGATATCGGCGTTGTCCATAGCGCGGTCGGTCGCATCCCTGGAGAGGAATTTCACCTCACCCTTCGGTCCGATCAGCGTCAATGCGCCTACCCTGCACTCGGGATGCTCACCGGCATCGAGGTCGTCCGCAATCTTGCGTAGGGTCTTTGCGGCATCGCGCCAGTCCTCGCGCTTGAACTCCACCACCTTCACGCTCATTGGAACGCCATCAAGTGCGTTTGGGAGTGGGCGTGCCCGTGCAAGGTGGAGACGACAAAGCCTTGAGGCAGCCCAGCAGCCTTGGCGCAATCAATGGCTTTGACGATGGCAGCATCCATATCAATGAGCGCTTTGCTGATCTCCGCGCTCAATGGAGCAGCATGGCGAATGTTTGTGACGTTGCTCATGCTTTACTCCACTGTGTGACGCGGCCAGGTTGAACGACGCCGCCGTTGTAGAAAACCCTGACTTGGCCGCGCAAGCGCCTGGTGTAAACCTCGTCACGGTCATTGCGCTTGACTCTCATGGGCTGAGGTACGAAGACCACAGTTCCGGTAGCGGTATCGCACCAAAGGACATGTTTGATCTCGTTGCCATTTACGAATACGGCTCCGCTACCACGTCCGTCACCGGCACTATGGAGGGTGGGATTGGGCATGGTCACTCCGTACCGCAGTGGTTTATCAGACGAAGGGGTCGGCTGGCTTGGCAATAGAGCGCACAAACCACATAAAGCCTTGCTGTAAATTGGTCTTGGCCAGAGCCAGGACGCGAGGGTCAACGCCTTCAATCTGACCGATTTGCTTGAACAGCTCGCCGGTATCGGCCTCCAAGGCCTTGATCGAGTTCATGCCGTCGATCTCCGACTGGCTCAGGTCGCGATAGCCGGTGATTTTCTTGTGCTGGTTATCCATGATCTTTCCTCTGTCGTTCGCGCCACGAAATGGCAGTGTCTGAATTTGTGGAGCGCTACCGTGGTGCCAGAGTTTCTAAGCAGCGCTTGAAATGATGGCCGTTAGCCGGTATTAGTAGCGACTTTTAAAGCAAGGTAGCTAACCTGATGCCGTTTACACGCACCCGCATCACTGCAGTATCAATCCTCGCATCTTTGGTTCTCAGCGGCTGCGCCACGCAACCTCAGGAAACGTGGACAAACCACGGCCCTTCCAAGATCGTCACTGAAAATGGGCGATATGTCTGCTATACAGATGCGCAGATCATTGACGGCAAACGTACGCGCTTCAATTTATGCGCGACTCCCTCGTCAGGCCTGATTAGTGCTAATGGGCCACAGATTTGGGCAGGGGCTGGCTACCGGAGGCCATTCAAGTACCCCCTTAGCGAAGCCATTAATGGAGCTGTAGTGCCGCTTGAAGGCTTGGATAACGTGCAGCTTAAATGCGAATCTTTGAAGAAGGTTGCTGGGGGCTCGGCTCCCGAGACATTCTGTAAAGTCACTTTCAAAGATCAAGTGCTCGTAAGCGCTCAGATAGTTTTCGAAGGAATGTAATGTAAGGATGTCTGCGCGCCATACTTTCTAGTTTGGCGCTATGGCGTCTGCCGCTCTACCGCCTCGTTGACCTTGTCTGCTGCCTTGCTCGCTGTCTCTGCCGCCTTGGTGGCCTTGCCGGCTGCATCCTCAACCTTCCCTGCTGCGTCGGTCGCGGTCTTCGCCAGCTTGTTCAGGCGCATGTCGCGCTGCACGGTG